GACGCTGAAGCAGCTCGCTGACTACGCCCGCACACCGACCAATGGCTTACCACGGCACGTCGCGAAATCCTGAATGGCTGTCGATCAAAAACTTGCTCGTGAGCGTTGGGACCAGGGCGAAAAAGGCTCAAAGGACCAACGCGAGCGCGAGAAAGCCGATCTCGGATTCTACGAAGGCGAAACACAGTGGGATTCGGATATCAAGAGTTTGCGGAAAGGCGCTAACGCCTCCGGTAATCTACCCGCCGTGCCTGCGCGTCCGTGTCTGACTATCAACAAAGTCCGCGATCCGATCCGCAAGATTCAGAACGATGAACTCCAGACAGACCTCGGCATGTCAATTACTGCCGCCGACGATTTCGCAGGTTCTATCGATCCGAGCGAAATAGAATTGCGCGAAGGTCTAGCGCGAAGGATTCAGCGCAACTCAAACGCGAAAGATGCGCGCATGTGGGCGGCGAGTCGTGCGGCCATAGCCGGCGAAGGCTATTACGGCATCCTGACGCAATACGTGAAGGGTTCGCACGATCAGGAAATTGTTTATCGCCGCTTCTACAATCAGTTCTCCGTGATGCTCGATCCGATGCACGAGCAACCGGACGGCTCAGACATCGAATGGGCATTCGTCGGTCGAGACATGCCGTGGGACATCTACAAGTCGAAGTATCCTCGGATCGCAGGAGGGGCAAGTAATCCAGCGGCGAAGGAGGCATTGACCGACGACGAGTGGCGCGCATTCGGCGATGAGGCGCCGAAATGGTTCACGACAGAGGGAAAAACGCGCACGGTTCGCGTCTCTGAATACTGGTGGAAGGAGCGCTCGCCCGAGTGGATTGCATTGCTCGCTGACGGGTCATCCAAGCCTGTCGAATCGAAGGATGTCGCGACAGTGAACGACATCGCCGTGCTAGACATCCGCGAGGACGAGAAGATACAGGTCAAGTTCTCTGTCATCGATGGCGTGCATACGCTTTCAGAAACCGACTGGCCTGGGCAATTCATTCCCGTCATCAAAGTCGTCGGCGAAGAAATCCACAGCTTCGACCAAGAGCGCCGTTACGAGGGATTAGTCAGGCCGGCACGTGATCCACAGAAAGCCTACAACGCGATGGTAAGTAACGCGGTCGAAGCGATTGCGCTCGCACCGAAAGCGCCATGGCTTGTAGCGGGCCGGTCGCTCGAGAACTACGAAGCTATCTGGAAAGAGCAAGCCGTTCGGAACTGGCCGTGGTTGCCTTACAACGACGTAGACCCGTCGACGGGCCAGCCGATTGCGGCGCCTGAACGGCAGACAGCGGAGCCGCCTATTCAGGCGATGGCGTTGATGATTGGCGCGTTCGACCAATCCATCATGGCAACGATCGGACAAGCGAATCTCGCTGATACGCATCCGGACGTGCGCTCTGGCGAGATGGCGAGCACGCTGCTGGACGAAGCGGCGCGCGGCACGTCCAACTACCTCTCGAACTTGATCCGATCCGTGCATTACGAAGGCGCGATCGTGAACGATTTGCTGTATCCGATCTACGGCATTCGTCCAGGCCGGATCGTGTCGATGATGAACGGTTCGCAGAAGGCTGAGCGCGTGATGATCGGGAAACCGTTCGTGACACCGCAGCCGAACGGGATGCCCCAGCCGTTCGATCCCGCGCAACACGCGGAGATGACGCCGAAGACTTACACGCTGACGAAGGATGGGTCATTCAACGTCGCGATCGAAGCGACGAAGTTCTACGAAACGAAACAAGCCGAACGCCTGTCTCTCATGGCGGGCTTGATTGAGAAGTCGCCAGAACAGCTCGCGATCATCGGCGATCGATTCTTTGAACTTGCTGGCGATGAAGACATGGCGAAGCGGTATCGCGCCGTGCTCGCGCCGGCCGTGATCGAAATGTTGCAGAAGGGCCAGCCGGAAGATCCGCGCCTGAAGCAAGCGATGGCGATGGGTCAGCAACTCGCGCAGGAGAATATTCAACTCCACGCCGATAAGCACGCGCGTATAGAACAGGCAAAAATCAAGGCGCTCTCTGATGCTGCGACTACAGACCAAGACAACAAGACGAAGCTGCAAATCGCGCAGGGCGACAACGCCACGGCGATCCTGATTGCGGAGATGAAGACGCAACTTGCGGAACAGGCGGAGCAAGTCAAGTTGCTTGTGCAAGCGGATCAGGCGCGGCAAGAGGAAATGCGGACGATCGAAAAGTTCATGGAAGAACGCCGGCTGAATCAGGAGCACGCGCACGAACTCGGCATGCGGAATGTCGAGCACGTCCACGCGAAAGATTTGCTCTCGCATGAAGCCGCCGTGATGCCGACACCATCAACGAATGGAAGCGGGGACTAATGGACGTGGACGTTGCTGCGCCGCCAGTTGAAGCGCCGAGCGCTCCGGAAGTCGAATCTACAGTTGAAACCTCTCTCGCCGATCACGAAGCACAATTCGGCCCTAGCGCGCAGCGCAATACGCAACCCACGCCAACCAACGGAGCCGCGGCTGATACGCCGGTCGACGATGCCGATACCGAGCGTGATCCCGGCGGACGATTTCGAAAACGCGCGCAGAGCCATCAAGCCACATCGAAAGACGTAGACCAGATCGCGGAACTTACGAAGCGGCTTCGACAAGCGGAAGCCGATGCGGGGCTGAAGATCGAAAAGCAGGCTGGCGAGAGTGATCGGGCCTTCTCGTTGCGTCGGCAAGCCGAGATGGCCGAAGCCGTGCGCGATGCGCGAAAAGCCACTTCGACGCCAGTGCCTACGCCCGCACCGCAGACACGTCAACAGTCGGCACCGATCGCAACGCAGGCTGATGGGAAGCCGGCGCCATTCGCGGAGCCATTGCCGAAACCGGAAGACTTCGCCACAGCCGACGATCCTGCGACGGAGTATTACCGCGCCATCGCAGGGCATGAGTTCCGCCGACAGATTCACGATGCGCAGCAAGCGATTCTGGCGCAACGCCAACAGCAGTCGCAGCAAGAGGCGATTGCGAAGTCCCATGAAATCAAAGCCGCGCTTGATGCCAAGATGGCCGAGTTTGAGAAAACCACGCCCGACTTTCAGGCCGCGTTGGACAAAGTGAACGTGCCAGAACTGAACATGCCCAACGTGATGATTCAGGCGATCGTGAGCGATGTAGACACCGCTCCGAAACTGATGTATTATCTCGCGACTCATCCTGACGACTTGGAAGATGCGATTGCGTTCGCCATTCCATTCGCGGATGATCTCAGTGCTCCATCCGTCGCGTTAGTGCGGCGCCGTCTCAATCGTTACGTGCGGGACATCGGCGTTCAGAAGGGTGCGCCGCCCCCCGCACAGCAGCCGATACTCGTGGCTCCTCGTCCCCCCACACCCTTGGGGACCGGGCCATTAAAGACAGGCGATGGGCCTCCATCGGACGAGAGTTCGCTGCTCGAACACGAAAAATACTTCGGGCTGAGAAAACGCCGATAGCTGACCGTCGCCGTCTCTGAGAGACGGCCTTGCCAGACAACACATTCATCACTCCGACGTGGGTTACGAAGGACGTAGCCATGAACTTCAAGAACAACTTGAAGCTCATCGGCCAATTCGATCGCACCTGGGAAAAACAGAACTGGGGCAATAAGCCCGAAGGCGCGCAGATCGGCGACACCGTGCAGGTTCGCATTCAGCAGCGCTGGCAGGTGTTCGAGGGACAAGGGCTTGTGCAGCAGGCCATCCTGAATCAGACGGTTCCGCTGACCATCAACCATCAGTTCCAAGTCGGTATGGGTTGGAGTTCGGCTCAGACGGCGCTGGAAGTCGAGAAAGTGCAGGACCGCTACACCCGTCCGGCTGGGCGTCGACAGGCGAACAAGTGGGACGCCGTGGCTGGTGCGGAAGTTTACAAGTCGGTGTATTTCTCGGCGGGCTCGCCGGGCACGCCGATCACCTCGAATCAGACATGGACCGATGCCGTCGCACTGTTGCACAACAACGCCGTGCCCGATGGCGATTTGTGCGCGGTGATCGATCCGCTCACGCAGTCCAACCTGCTCGCCGCGAACTTCGCGATCTTCAATCCCCAGTCGCAGATTTCGCAGTATTTCAAAACCGGCCAGTTCTCCGGCGCCGCGCTTGGCGTGGATGAGTGGTATTACGATCCGCTCATCCCGACGCATACGACCGGCTCGTTCACGGCCTCGACGTGGCAGATGACGAGCGCGAGTCAGACCGGCTCATCCATCACCGTGGACGGCGGCGGCACGTATGCGCTCAAAGAGGGCGACGTGTTCACGATCGCTGGCGTCAACGGCGTGAACCCGGAGAGCTACACCGATACCGGCGTGTTACAGCAGTTCGTGCTGACCGCCGATGTCTCGGGATCAAGCACGGCCACGCTCACCATCTCGCCGAGCATCATTCCGAGTGGGCAGCTCCAGACCGTGACGGCTTCGCCGGCCAACGATGCGGCGTTGACGTTCCTCGGATCGAGCGGCGCGGTCGGCGGAACCATGACGGCGACCTCTTCGCGGCAGTCGCTGATGTTCAACCCCGCGGCGTTTGCCTTCGCGATGGTCGATCTGCCGGACAACCTCGCGGGTGCGAATGCGAAGACGGTCGGCGACAAGGATACGAACATCGCGATTCGGTGGGTGGAGCAATACAACATCCAGACGGATCAGCAGCCGTCGCGATGCGACACCATCGGCGGGGTCGCAGCGATTCTTCCCTACTTCGCCGTCAGGATGTGGAGCTAGTCATGGCACTTGCAAACACCACACTCTCAGCGGCGTGCGCGGTCAGCGACAAGAAGATCGTTGTGGCCGCCGCAACCGGCTTCGCTGTCGGCGTGTATGTGCGCGTCGGCGACGAAGACATGAAAGTCACGAAAGGCTACGTCGCCAGTTCTCTGACGGTGCCGGTCCTGCGTGGGCAGAATGGCACCGTGGCAGTGGCCCACGCCTCCGGGGCGCAGGCGACAGTCGGCGCGGCGACGGATTGGACGCAGACGGGCGCTCCGCAGACCGTGGCGTCGTTCCCGATCGCGGGGCGGGCGCGCGTCATCAACGAGTATTCGGCGGACGGCGCGATTACGTTACCGCCGGCTGGTGCCGATGCACTCGCCGTCATCAGCGGCACGGCCCATACGGGCATGACGCTGGCGGTGCCGTCGAAGGATCTGAATG